AGTACTGTCAAACACTCTAACAACTGCTTCAAGTACATCTACATCATACGAGTTTAGTGTATATGTTGATGTACCTGAAGTTAAGTCTAGTGTGACTTGTTCTACTGTCCACAGATTAATACCTCTGTTTGCCCAATCCGAAAACATTATGTTGAGAGATCTTCGTGCAGTTGCAGCATCGTAACCTGTGCGCATCTCAAGACCTGCTAATTCGTAAGCCTCTTCTATTACCTCAGCTGTGTTAAGGCTAAAGACCTTAGAATCAGAAGTAGCCATTTATCTAAAACTCTTTAAATAAAGTTAGTACAATAACATACGAATCACCACTTGAGTGACCTGTAGTTGTTAATAGTATGTCCCCTGTTTTTCCACTACCTGAGGTGTTCCTGATTCCACCAAACTCTGAAAAATCTTCATCAGTCGTGTAATCTGCATTAAGATCCCAACAGATAGTATTAGTAGTAGCATCCCACAAAAGTTTGATACTCATACCGAAAGTTGAGTAAACAATTTTAGCTAATCTTACACCAGTACATGTTGCACTGTCTGTACTACGAGTAGCTAAACTACTTACGTCAACCTTATTTACTGCTGCCTCACCTGAACCATCGGATGTGTTGGTCAGCTGTATAACAACTGACCTATCACTATCTGACAGAGTGGTTGAAGTTACTGCGTCTGCCATATTAAACTCCTATATTACGCGTCAGCGAATGGTGTAACTAAAGTTCCTGACCCTAAAATAATTCCTTCTACTGCGTATTTAGCACTTGCCATAGCAGTAACTTTAACAATACTACCTACAAGTCCACCTTTAGTGGTTCCATTCATAGTGATAACATCGTTAGATGCACCAGAAATGAAAGTTTTACCTGTTGCGTCTGTTACACCAGTGTAAAGTCCACCTACAAACTTATCTGTACCATCTGTTAAAATGTCCATGTCAGTTGCTGCAGTTTCTACTACAAAAAAGAATGATGCACCTAAATTATTTGTTTGATTAGGATCATCGTCCCTTCCTGGAGCAGTAGCAACGATAGTAGGTAAAGTAAATTTACCGTCTGCGTCGTTAGTTGTTAAAATTTTACCTGCGTGGGCATCTACTGTTAAGGATGTGTCTGCAGTTAAACTAACAACATTAGCATTACCTGATGAAATAAATCCTGATAATGATCTTACAGGACCTGAAAAGGTTGATTTTGCCATAATTTCCTCCTAGGAAAAAAGTTCTACCGTCTTGGCTTGTCTGCTAGGTCAGTCTGTAGAACAAAATTAATAAACCCTAGACCCTTAGTCTATACCAATTCTGCAAAAAAAGAAAGGGGAGCATATAGCTCCCCTTTACAAAGAAATGGATTATTTACGCTCCAGGGGATCCGTAAATACCACGCCAGTCACTAAAGCCGAAAGAATATCTTTCTCTAGCTTTGTAACGCATGTTTCCAGTCTCGAAGTCACCTTCCATACCAGTTGACATTGGACTTCTAACGAAATGCTTTAATCCATTTGGTGCGTCTGTCTTAATGAAAAACGCATCAGTGTCGGTTAAGAAGTGGTTTACCACATAACCGTCAGGAAGCATGCTCATATTTCTAAGAGCATTAATATCGTTATCAGATGTGCCAACTCTGTTAGGAGTGTTTATCAATCTGTCAGCAACAAACTGAAGTGCTGGTGGAACGATTAACTTTCTAGCCTGAACATTAGTTTTTAAACCACGCTCATCTTTAAATGCAGAGATATCTATCATTGCATTCTCTAGAGAAGTTTCATTCAAATCAGCAGCAGTACTTGGCTCATTCGCTTGATCGCCTGCCGTTAAGGTAGGGTGATCAGTTGTCATGAGAGGTTTTCCATCTCCTCCTGGGAAGGAAGTAGAGAAACCGTTATTAAGTACATTCGCAGCTTTTACTTGCTTTGTTTGACTCATTGAGCGAGCCAACGCTTTAGTATATCTAGCAGATATACTATCGTACAGATTGTCTTCTATAGCTTCTTCTGTTAAAGCGAAAGCCAATGCTACAGTCTCGTGTGAGTACCTAGCAGTGAAAGTTTCTTGCGCATAGTCATAGCTGACTGCTGCACCCTCACCTTTCACTGGTGCTTCACCAAAGCCTGAAAGCATAACTTCCTCTTCAAACGCTCTGTCTGAATTCTCTGTATCAAAGATTTCAGTATGCTCGTTTTCGTATCTGCTATACTCAAGACCAAAAAGTGCGTTCAATCCTGGTTCTAGTTCTTGGACTAGTTGTGCTCTGTTAATTGCCATTATTAATCACCTTTTAGCTATTGCCGAACACAGAAGCTGGGAATGTCACATACACTCTAGCATATTGTCCAATAGAGTTTGATGGCTTATCTGGGAAGCCTACTACTGTCGCAATACCACTAGAAGTTGTAGTTGTCACACCTTCTTTTGATCGACCTGTTGAAGAATCACCTGCAGTTGTCGAAATCGTATTAGTTGTTCCGATAGATGCTTGAGTAGGAGTACCAGTAGACTGAGCCTCGTAAACAATATCTGGATCAACATAAACATACGCTTTCGCATTTGCAGAACCTAAAGTAGCAGTATCAGCAGTCCACACCTTAGAAAAGATGATTTCTCCTGTTGTTGCTGTATATTCTACACCTGCAAATACACCTAATGGAGTACCTGTCGCAGTACCTTGAATAACCAATCCACTTGAGAGATTTACTACATCACCCGAAAAAATCGAAGCATTAGTAGCACTTGCTATTGCAAACTCAGCTGGTCTGATTGTTCCACCAGACATATGATATGCAGGAGTAAAACCGTCTGGGTCATTTACATTTGCCATGTTATTTTACCTATAAAATATGTTGTTAAAAATCTTAGTTTTACCTAAGAACCTTTTCCGAAAGTCACTTTACTTTGCCTATTAGGTCTACTAATTGGCATAGAAGGATCGCTTTCTCTCATCAAATCTGTGTCAACAGCACGCATCGCGTCTGCGGTAAGACCATCGAAATAATCTTTCCGTTCATTTACTGTTTCCTCAGGAATCCTTGCCAGGATTAACCCACCTACTCCGATAACACCTGCATGTCTTCCGTCTAGTATCGTTGGAGCTTCGAAATCTGGATACTCTTCAGCACGAACAGGCTCAAAGCCTTCACGTAAACGCTTAGACATATTAGTCTTATCGTCCTGACCTAGTATAGATTCTCTAATCCATCGATGCTTGAAACCAGAAGGGGCTGGAGGTGCATCTAATGCAGAAGGTTGTTTCCATGGTGTTCTGCGAGATGTTTTATCTCGAGATTGAGCAGATCTAGGAGACCGATCTGTACCAACAGATTGCTCTACTTCGTTAGTTGTATTTTTTTCTGTCATAGTTTACTCCTATTGTTTAACATACTTTGCATACTCTTCAAGAGGCACACCTAGTTTTTTCGCTATTGCTACTTGACTCTGTGTGAGTTTTATCTTATTACTGCGTGCCTTGTTCGTTCTTGCTTGTCTTGTAGGACTAGCGACTCTCTGCACGGGAGAGTCTGAAACTTGTTCATTAGAATCAGTATAGTTCCTATTTCCAAAATTGGAAAGTCTGTTGTCCAATTCTTTATAATAGTCATCCGTTGCTCCATCGTAACCTTCATCCATTAATTCACGATGAATACCAAAAGCTGCAAAAGTTAATGCTTGATCTTGTCCGAACCAAGAATTATTTTTTGCCCACTCTTGTGCCTTTGGATCAGGTTCGGGTGGAGCAGCAGGTGTAGGTGGGATTACTGTTTCATTTACAGGAACCTCTTCACCATTCTCAACTGCTTGTTTTCTTTTTTCAGAAACACGACGCAAACTTTCAGACTCTACAGAAAGACGAGAAAGTTTCTCATTGGCGGCAATCATTTGATCTGCATCACCTCTTTCGTATGCATCTTTATACTCAGCTTTAGCAGTTTCTAGTTCTGTTTTGACTCTGCTGTCATACTCAGTAAACATTGCATTGTTAGCAGTGTCTGCTTTTTTCTTAAGTTTAGCGTTCTCGTCTTGAACTTTTTTAGCCCAAGTAAGTGCTTCTTCGTTTTGTCTCTCAGTTTCCCTGAGCTTATATGTTAGTTTGTTGATTCTTTTCTGAACTGAGTCACTATACTCCTCTTGTTCAGATTTTTCATCGGAAGCTTCTACAGTTTCCTTTTCTTCAACAACACTTAAACCGTCTTTTTCTTCTTTCTCTTCAATAGGAAGTTCAACTTCTACTGAACCTTCCTCTTCTTTTTCTATGGCAAGATTTTCTTCTTGTTGCATGGTTTCCTCCATGGTGGTTAATAATCGACTGCTTCTGGATCAGGTATTCTGGCTAGAATCTCATCGTCATTCAATAAACGAAGTTCTCCTCCGTCTATTTTAAATCTAGCTCCAGCATATCTGCCGAAAAGCACCCATTCGCCTTTCTCACACCAAGCACCTTCAGGAAACTTTACAGAATCCTTATAGGCATCTGGTCCGAGAGAGATAACATATCCTACAACTGAGGATACTGTGTCTTGTTCTATAGTGTTCTTAACTAATTGTATTCCACCATCGGTTACTGCTGATCTACCTCTAGGCAGTATAAGTACTCTATAGCCTGTAGGTTGTGGTAGAACATCTACTTGCGATGCTACTTCTTCTGCAGTTTTTTGTTTAGGTACTTCTTGTTCTAATTTTTTATCAAAATTTAGAACTTGGTCTGGTATGCTACTTTTCTTAGTCGTCAATTTCTTTCTCCATATTTTTACGCAGGTCTATTATTTCTTGTTCGGCAGAGCGAAGACCTGATATCTCTCCGACGACGCGTTGGTATTGCTCGTAATTAGCAACACTCCCTGAGGATAGAGTTTCTTCTAAACTGGAAATACGATCTCTGTACTTCTTGAGAAGATACTCAACAACTTTTATATAATCCATTAATCAGAACTGTGGAAATTTAAACCTTTTGTGGCTGCTCCTGTTCCTCTAGTTTTAACAATCCTTTTACCTGAAGGCATGCCACCGTGACCCAGCTTTTCTTCTTTGTAAGAACCACCGTCACCCATCTCTGAGTACATACCACCATCTTTCATTTTTCTAAGTTTTGCGAAATCTTCACCTTCTAAAACTTTAGGGTCACCAGCCATCGCTGCTATCTTCTTTTGTTTTTTAGAATATTTTCCGTATTTACCTTTTGGCATAATTTTCTCCTATGTGAGTTTTGTTGGTTTTCTGCGTTTGTTGTCAACTGCACCACAGCCTTTACTCTGTACGAATAAACCTCCGTCTTGCATTGTATACAACCCACCATCTTTTTTCTTAGCAGTTTTTGCTGCGTCTTTAAAGTCTTGTGCGGAAGGAGCACCTTTAGCACCTTTGGCTCTAGATTTTCTACCTTCTTTCTTTTTCTGGTTGATGTTGTAGTAGAGACCTTTCTTAGCAGTTCTACCGTCTTTAGTTACATGCGTATCTTTACCCATTATTCACTTGCCTCCTCAGCATCTTTAACTTGTTTTAAAATTTCACCATAAGACTTTTGTGCTTTTAACTCTGCGTCAACTGCATCTTTTTCTCTTGCAGCTGCAATTTTCTGTTGAGCTATGTCTTCGTTTTTATCTGCTTTAGCTAACGCAACTTGTGCGTCCATCTCTGCCTTAGTTAGCTCTGTTTGTGCACGAAGTTGATCAGCTGTTTGTTTTCTTTGTATTTCCATACCTTGTAGTTCTAGTTGTTTGTTAGCTAGATCTATTTCTGGTTGTTGCTGTGCGATTCTTTGTGCTTCTATTAAGGCTTGTTCCTGTCCAGTAATTTCTTGTGTAGCTTGTGCTGCCATCATAGCAATCTGGTTCTGTACTTCCATTGGCACAGGTTGTCCTTCTGGTGGAAGTTCTATACCTTGTTGTGCTAACAGTTCTTGTACTTGTAGTCTGTATTTAAGAGCTTGATGTTCTTGTATATGTGCTTGTAGTGCAGCAACAGCAGCAGGGTTTTGTTGTACTGCTGGATTCTGCATAAATGCCATATGTGCTTGTATATGTGCATCATGGTTTTGTTCTATAAATGCTTTTAGTGGCATACCCATCAT